ATTTTGTAGTGCTGTGACCCAATCGTCCATGTTTGACAGCTTTGGTTTCATTTTAAGGTATCTGCTTTGCAAAGATGAAGGCAACATCTCACCATCAACATATAAGATTTTGCAAGACTTCGGCACTTGATAGTAGCCAAAGTCTAAACCCATAGCCAAATGCAACATCAGCTTTTGGGTAATGTAAGACTTACCTGACCCTGACCGACCATACAAAATAGTTTGTGTACCACTATGCAGTAAGCCCTCAATCAAAGGTTCAGGTTTGGGATATTCTTTGTCTAAGATCGAGCCTAGATTCTCAACCCAAAGCTTAGTCTCAGAGCCATGCACCCTAGCAGTCTCAACACTTTTAGGAGATATATCAGATACACCACTAGGGTTTTGGCTGTCTTTAGAATGGTATGCCATCTTCTAGGTCGTCTGATGGCTTATCTTGCATCTCTTCTGGCTCGTCAAAATCGGCTGGTTTATCGACCCACTTAACGTATTCAAGCTTACCTTTGAAGCCACTAGCACCGCCTGAGAAAGTAATCTTCTCTGAACCTGCATATTTAAAGCATGGCACTTTACCTTCTTCTTTATGCTTCCAAGCAGCCGACATCGCCTCGTCAAAAGTTTGCCCTTCTAACAAACCGAACCTTTGCCAGAGATATACACCTTTATCTTTAATGAAAACTCTAGCTGAGAAAGCTCTCTTGTAATCCTGTGCCACTAAATCTTTAGCGTTGTCAGGTTTAACACCGACCTGCTGATCCCAGACAAACTGATACTGACCATCGTATTTACCATAGCCAGTCTGAAAATCTGTATCAATCAACATATACTCAAAGTCCAAAGGCTCAACACCTTCAGCGTTATTTATTACGAATTTACCTAGTCTGAAGTCATGCTTGATATACATACCTAGACCTTCCTTATCGTCTAATTCTAAAAAAGACATAATTACTCCTTCTTCTCATTTAACCAATCGTCCAAAGTATTTGGAAATTGTTTTATAAAAGTTTCAACATCGGCTACTTCTTCTAGCCCATGTGCAAACTGTTCAATGTTCCATGCAATCCTTCTTTGGTTTGCATAAACTAAAAACTCTTTTTTTATGCTTTCTCTCTTCATAACCCAAACAGCATAATGATAATTAACGACCACATCACCACTAAGAATATGCTACCAATGACATCGTATAAATCTTGCTTAGTCATTTATAACCTCTTCACATATTCTTAAAGAATCCCAAAGCGATCTACACCATTTTGGCTTTTCTGCTAAATATTCTTGTATCGCTAACTTACATTCTTTTCTGCTAACACCCCAAACTCTTTTGATGCCATCTTTATCTATCCCATAATAAATTTTAGTCATACTTATACCCCACTATATGATTAAAAGCCTCATGGTGTCGGCACTTGTCTCTTTGCATAACTAAGCGCATAGCCTCTGCCCAAAGCTTATCTCCTCTCTCTGTTTTCCCTTTGGCAAAACATTTATCTGATAAACGTATTAGTCTGTCGATTTTTTGATCTATCATATAATCTCCTATACCTACAACCCTAAACTAGGTTTTTACAAAAAACAATACTTTATTGTAAAAAAGTATATCTTTTTTTATTTATGCCCTTATACTACTAGCATGATTAAATTAAAAACCTTAATGATTACGGACAAGACACACAAGAAACTAAAATCGTATTGCCTAAAGAATAACCTCAAAATGAAAGGCATAGCGGATCAGATTATTAACCAATACCTAGCAAAACAAGATGGACAAGGCACTCGGTAAGTTATCCAGCGACAAACACGCTTCTTGTTCAGGCATACCAGTTTTATTTGGTGTGTCACCTTATGAAACTAAGAATGAATACTTGAAGTCTAGGATAGATGCCAGAGCAGGTGTCAGTGTCAGATCAGACAAAAACAATATGCCGATAGAGATTGGCAACATATTAGAGAAACCATTGATAGAGCTTTCTGCTGAGAAGTTAGGTTTGACTAACGTAGAAGTCAGCATAAACCAAGCAGTACAGCACTTAGATTTTCCCCTCGAAGGTTCTATTGATGGTACTGCTTACGCTAAAAATTTTATTATTAAACCAGATAACGAGCGTATCTACACTGAAGATGACCAAGAAATTTTGCTTGATGGTAAAGGCATTATCGAAATCAAAACAACCAGACAATTACCAGAATCAGATGGCAAACCACCTTTATGGCGTGGTGTACTACAAACGAAGGCTCTCTGTGCAATATGTGGGTATTCGTGGGGGCTTGTGTCAACCCTACATAATACCAACGACTTCAAGATGTTCCTGTTGCGCAGAGACTTCGCCTTTGAAAAAGAACTTAAAGACATCATAACTGACTTTGAAAGACGTATCAAAGAGCAAGACTGGTATGCACCCCAAGTCTTACCTGATCTACAGATTATGCACCCTGTCAGTGAGCAGGAAGAAGTTGACCTCAATGACGATGAGTGTGGCTTTCATTTAGACAGAATCATGGACAATAAAGAAAAGATAAAGCTGCTCAATGAAGAAGTAGAGAAATCACAAATCTACATACAAGCTAAGATGGGTGCTGCCGAAGTTGGTCGCAACTATAAATACAAAGTTACCTGGGGATCGACTACTTACAAACCCCAACCTGAGAAAGTCGTACCTGCCAAAGATGGCTACACTGTTAGACGTAAGACGGCTAGTATTAAAAAACTAGACCTCTGACCAGTCCTTGTTAGACCATAGCAGACTTTCTGCCAATCGCCTTCTGACTAGCCCTTCTAAAATTTCGCCATTAGCTTTGTTCCATCTTTTGATTTCATGTGGTACATCTTCGTACAAACCAGCATTGAGCTTAACCAATAAGGTCGAGCTAATTAAATTACCAACCCCCAAGTTATAGACCCAAGCTACTAAAGCATCGAACTGATGTTGTTTCAACTCCACATTAACTAAGTCGTTGATGTAACCCTCATACTCTTCTAATTCTATATCTAACATTTCGTCAGCGTTAGCTTGTGACCAAACATCGCCCTGCTGTACTCCTTTAGTGTGTCCATAACCTATTGTCCAGACCCCTGCTGGACATTGATAGGCTTCCAACTCACAACCCTCAAACTTTTTTATTAGGGCTTTGCCCTCTTCTGATATTTTCATCTTACCCCCATATCTTGGTTTTATTTTTATGTTAATCTTAACCCCAGACTTTCTTTTTCGAGCCACCGAAATAGGCAACAGCATGATCTTCTTCAATTAATTTTTGACAAATATCTTCTCCGTCACTGGTGTAAGGTATGCCCAGAATCCTACCATATTTGCCTTTGCCTAAACTTTTAACCATCAACTCCTCACCGCATAACTCAGCTAGTCTGGCTTTAGCTAATAAACCTAAAGCTTTCTCTGCTCTGTTTCTGGTTCTGGATTCTGGTGTGTCTATACCATGCAACCGCACTCTTTGTTTGTAGAGCCAGACCCCAAAGCCTAAGTCAATGTGTACATCAATAGTATCACCATCGACAACTCGATCTAATTTACAGTTATATATAAATGCTTCAACCATAAGTATATATTTTAAGCGGTTTTGCTTTGCCTTTCACTTTGATCGGCTTCAATGATTGTAACTCATAATCGACTGCTTGTGCGGTACTTTCACCAATTAATAAATCTACTCCTACTTCTTTGGTAGCACTTTCTAATCTTGCTGCTGTATTTACCGCATCACCTATGGCAGTATAGTCGAATCGTGCATCAGACCCCATATTACCTAACACAGCTTCTCCTGCATTTATCCCTATACCAATATCAATACCTAACTGTGCTGCTTGCATTTCGTGTTTTATTTGTAGAGCAGCTTTGATCGCTGCCTCTTCATGCTTTGCTAAATCTATGGGCGCATTAAATATAGCCATCATCGCATCACCAATATACTTATCAACCATACCACCATGCTCTTGCACAGCTTTGGCTTGTATGGTTAGTGCTTTGTTCATAATAGCTGTGACTTCCTCTGGTGGTTTAGTTTCTGATAACACAGTAAAACCTCTGACATCTGTGAATAAAAATGTGCAATAACGCTTCTCGCCACCAAGCTTGAGCAAACCTGGATTGTCTTGCAGACGTTTGACTTGTCGTGGGTCAAGATAATGCTCGAATTGTTTCTTGATCTGCTGTCGTAATTTGTATTGTTTACGGAAGTTTAAATAGTAAGCGACACTTGCTGTGACAAACTCTGCTATCAAAGTGTAACTAAAATCCAGCAAAAGACCTGTTCTGATCGTGTAGTAGCCATATAAAGCTGTAGAGCAAAAGATCACAGAACCAAGGGTAATAGACCAAGTAAGTCCAAGAAAAGAGCTTACAAGCCAAATAAGGAGACACAAAATCAGCAAAGCAGACAATTCAGCCACTAAATGCCAATAAGGTATGTAAGGGCTGTTTGGTATGAGCATAGATTCGGCAAGTGCTGCTTGTATCTTGTGGGGTTCTAATAGTTGACCAGAACTTACAGCTAATTGAGGCATAACCCCCTTGGCTGTCACACCAACAAACACAAACTTATCTTTGACAGCCATCTCTTGTAATGTAGTTTGCGGCGTGTCAACCCAGCTAATCCACTGTCGCCCTAGACTGTCCACCTTAGTTTGCGGTAGTCCTCTGACCCTAATTTCTTGTATACCTGCGGTATTTGTTTTGATAATGAAAGTGTCAGCACCCACTAGGCTTTTAAGTACCTGTGTACCGAAACTAGGTATCCAACCATCAGGTGTTTGCAGTAGTAAGGGTAATCGTCTTACTAGATTATCGGCATCAACTGGGGCTGAAACCATACCCTCAAGTGCCACGTCAGCTATCAAAGGTATGTTTGGCATATAGCCCTGTAACTGTATGCCAGTAGTCTCTTCACCTAATAAGACTGTACCTGTGGGTTTAGGATATAAGCCATTGTCAGTCTCGAAGGTGGCAACAACTGTACTATGCTGTTGTATGGAATTGAGGAACAAGCTGTCACCACCAAACCTATCTTTGTCTATAAAAGATATAACAAAACCTACACCCAATGCGCCTTCTGCCATGATTTGCTCGTTGATTTCTGCCAATCTTTGTCTTGGAAACGGATAACCACCCTCTGCTCTAACATCACTGTCAGTTATATTTAAGATGGTGAAGTATTCACTTGGTTTATGTTTCTCCACTAAAGTATCAAAGACTTTGAGCTTCAAAATCTCCAAAGGTGTGACTTGTAGAGCTAGTGGTAAAGCCAGTAAAGTTATAAGTGCCAAGCCTACTCTTATCATGGGTTCTGAGTGATTGTGATACTAGATGATGACCCACCATTGATCTTGACAGTTTTGCTAACTCCATCTTGGATAAAGATGACTGTGTATGCCCCACTGCTATCTAAATCCAAATAAGCTTGTTGATTGACTACCCTTTGCATAGACAAGCGTTCACCTTGTATGAAAGTTGTGATCTGGGTTTCTGTGTCTTGACCTATACTTGTACCACTTATGTTAGCTGATTCTAGGTTGATGGCTAACTGATCTTGTTCCTCGCCTGTATCAAGTGCATCTAAGACATCTAATAAATCTTCCAGGAAGTTGACATCAAGATAGTCTATATCTAACTCGGTAAACTCAAAATCTTCATCAAGCTTGAGAAAATCTTCGGCTAACAAATCGACATCTGACTCGTTGTAATTTAAATAATCTGTGGTCTGCTGACGACTTTCTTCTTCTTGCACAACGACTTCCTTAGGTGGGTTGATAATGAGCATATTATCTATGAAGTCTAGCGTAATATCTAAAGTCACTGGCTTAGTAGGCGCTGATTCAAAGACACTGGTCGTGGTGGCTTGATAGGGTTGATTGAGTGTCACTTGCCCTGCCCCTGTTGAAACTATGATCTCACCACTAGCATTACCGAACTGATCTGGCAACAAGATTATGAGACTAGAACCAAACTCTGTCGTAGTGACAGTAAAGTCTGTACCCAAAATGGCGATCTCAGCGCTGTCAGTTGTTAGTTTGACCTTTTGCTTGTCCAATGCACCACTAATGAATCTAATAGTGCCAGAAGCGAATTTAAGGCTCATAGAGCTATTGTTTTGGTTGTAGATATACTCGTCTATTACTAAATTAGAATGTTCTGTTAGACGGACTTGTGTGTTGTCTAAGAAAGTAATTGCGACACGACCTGCCCTAGTCTGGACGTTGTCGTATGATTCTATAGCAAAATCTAAGACTGCTGGGTAAGGTTGGTCTCGAACTATCTGTCCAAAGCCTTTAAGTTCTGAAATATCGCCTATTGTGTCAGCATGAAGTGGCAGTGCCACCATCATTTTGAAAAATACACCAGCTAGAATTCGAGCCATTAGCAGTTATCTTAAGGTAATCTCTTGCTAGTGTCGAAGCCTGAGTAATGTTGAAAGTGTTACTAGAACCATCTAAGTCTAGGTAAAAGTAGCCAGAATTTGTGGCAGAAGTACCAGCATAACCACTACCTGCAAAAGTCAAAGTGTTGCTGTCACCTAAGATGTCCATGTAATTAGTAGCGTATTCGTAGTCTATGTCGAAATCAAATGTGTTGCTGTCACCATCTATAAGCCAGTCTAAATCCAAATAACTCGCATTACTGTTCTCAGCTATAGCTAGATCGTAAGTGTTGCTGCTGCCTGTGGTTTGGATATTAAGATTGACGTAATCACTAGAGTTGGCTTCTAAGCTATTCATAACTAGGTCAAAGACATTACTATCTCCTGCAAAGTTCCAATAAGCTGTGACGTTATCGCCATTGAAGTTGTCGGCTCTGAAGATATTGTTTGCACCTATCTGATTAATAGTTAGTGTCATATCACTACCACTAAGACCTAAAGCAGTGAGGCTACCAGACACCGCTTGTGTACCACCCATGAGGTTAGAACTACCTAGCTGTTCTAACTTTATTGCAGCGTTAGCCCCTGTCTGTGAGACAAAGATTTCATTATCTGCATATACACCAAATGAAATAAAAAAAATAATTAAAAATCTCATAAGCTTTTCACCGACCAGTAGCCTCGTTCAATGCCCTGTTCAATAATATTTACTATAGCGGTTTCAATGGCACTTTGTAAAGCGATAGACTTACTTTCATTCATAGCGTTGCCTGTCTCAAACTCAACCAGCTTCGTACCCTCTGCTATATACCGAAAGAAATCGTTAGATAAGCCGACAGACAGCAAAGTTTTAGTTGTCAGATTTTCTAACAAAACTTCACCTGTGCTGACGGAAACCAACCTGACAGCAACCACTACTGTATCTTCACGATATTGTTTGCTGTTACCTATGCCTAAATATCTAGCCCCAATACCACCCGACAATAGATTGGTGTTGTAGTCTATAATGCCACCCTCAAACAAAACACCAGCGAATAACAATGGCAACTCTTCGGTCTCGTCATCGAACTTTTGTCTGGTTGATCTAATGATCTGACGTTCTCTAGTAATGTGATCGATACCAACACGTTCTACTACTCTAAAAAATTTAGATTGTTTCAAGGCACGAATTAAGTAAGTTTCTGGTGCTTGGGTCATGGCTGTGGAAAAACTAGCATAGCCATCAATGGATTTACGTTGTCCTGTCAAGTCTTGAAACTTATACACAGCCACTATGGGTTGCACATTAGCTACCCCAACTTTGGTGATGGCATCTGTAATAGGTTCATTAACAAAAGCAGCTTTGGAAAAACACTCAGCTTTACCAACGATAGTCACAACATCTTTATAGTCGTTGTCTGGATTAGTTAAACAGGGTGAGATATATTCCCTATGAGTAGCGCAACTACTCAGTAAAACCGAAACTATTAACAGGTATAGTAATTTCTGTAGTCGTGCCATCAAGAGTATTATATATGCTTAAGGTGATAAATTGTCCATCGCTATCCCAACTTATCACATTGTCAAACAGCACAAACGATCCTGTGAGTTGCGGATCGTCAGAAAATAATGAATCTGTAATCTGCCTGGAGATGTTAGATAGTATTCTGGATTGTAAATTATTTTTCCATCTTTCTAGTAAAGTATTGTTTTTTGCTCTTAATTGTTCTTCTAGCTTGGCTTCTAGCTCAAGCCTAATAGTTTCGCTTCTGGTAAACTCCTGATTTTCGATTGTTAAATAATGCGCTGAAGTGCCTATGCCACTAAAAGATGGTGACTTGAACTGGAACTTAATCTCATCAGCGAAGAGGGGCAGTGCTAGTAAAGGGATCAAAAATATCGCACAGCCCATTCGCTTGTATTTGTCTTTATAATAATCGTCATTCATAACACTAAACTCCAAAACCCAAGACAGAAACTCACTGCTAGTGTCCAAGCCGTCAGCTTATACCAATCAAGCTTATATCTAATCTTTTCTTTGGTCATCTCTATCTGCCTTGGCTATCTTGTTTGGCTCAATCAGTTGTGGCACACCCAAAATAGTCTTAATAAGAGTGTCCTGTCTTATAATCTCATTGTCAAGACTTCTGATTCTGTCAATCAGAGCTACCAAGATACCATGTTGTGAATCGAGCTTTGTGCCAAGTCTTTGTTCCATAGCGCTGATCTGCTCTGCCACCTTTTCATCTACCACGTCCAACTTGCTTTCCATGCCATCTACTATGCGCATGATAAGCTTGTAGATAAAAAAACCTAAACCGACAGCAGCAGCTATCGGAAACCCTAATTGTTGTATGACTAATACTATATCTTCCATAACAAGCAAAGGGCTGGTTTTGAGAATATATTTAGGAAATCAATATGAATAAAAAGTGTACCAGCCCTTTTACTTTTTCTTGGTTTTTACCCTAACTTCTTTGTAAGCCTCGTTAACATCAGGTGTCGATTTATCGTCACCGATATATTGTCCTTTGTTGTTTCTAGCACGAACTTTCTTACGATGTGTGCCAGTCATTACGTCAATAAACTTAGACCACCAACTCATGTTTGTTCCTCTTGGTTCAAGACCAGTTGTTGCTCAAGTTGGTTAGCTTTATTCATGTAATGATTCAAAAGCTTTTGCATAGCCTCAACCTGATTTTGCAAATCTTTTACTTCGTCAGTTTTTTTATTTTTTTCTTCTGCCATTGGTAACTCCTTTTCTCAATGATAAATAGTCGATTAAATCATAAAGCTTGACGTTCCAAGTAGCTTTAGGTGTTGGATAGAAACGAATAATTATGTTAGCTAACCCAACGAGTGCTAACAAATAAATAACTAAGTCAAATATAAACATTACGAAGCCCAAATAGCAGCACAGACTGTTTGCACTAAGGCATCTTCGCCAGAGTAATCAGTCGCAGCGCCATCGTCAGCTACATACTTAGATAGATGTTTTACTCTAGTTGCTGTCACAGGTAAATCTGCATCAGCGCTATCGTCTAACGTATCTTCGTACACAACCATCATGGTTTCATGTTTAGCATTTGCTGTGTCGGCAGCAGAACTATCGGCTGGTGGGTAAACCTCTAACCTTTGGACTGCTGTAGTTTTTGTAATTGCCATATCAGAATTGTAACCTAAACTTCAGTAATTACCAATGCACCTGCATTACTTACTGTCAATTTGTATTCTGTGCCATTAGCCGACAGTATATGTATGCCTTCGCCTTCTTCATTTATGAACAGACTGCCTGTGTTTATTAAGATTTCTTGTTGCGATCTTATTTTACCATTCACATCTAGTTTGTAGCTCGAAGAGGGGTTGGTTTTAGCAATACCGACAGACCCAGAAGATGATATGCGCATTCTCTCTTGGTATGCACCTGAACTAAAATTATCGAAAGCTGTTTCTGTGAAACCTGACGAGTTTATCGTTCTTATTCTTGATT